ATTCAGTTCTTTATTCATTTCAGTTTTCCTCTATTCGTTCAATCGCGCCTAACTCGGCGCTCGTTCGGACTCGCTGCGCTCGCCGCACAGCTAGGCGTTAGGGAGCATCAGTGCTTCCAGTCGCAGTGGATTCCGCCCTTGTATGCGCCAATCAGAGCCGCGCAGCGCGTCCCGTCCTTGAGCGTCACCAGTTTCACGTCCGCCTCTCCCCATCCATCAGACACGCTGGCTTGCGTGTCGCCCTTGGAGCACCCGGCCATGGAGGCAATCGCCAGTGCAGCAATCAGCATTTTCATTTCGTCATCTCCCGTAAAAGTCAGTTTCCGTGGTGCGGCGTGTTCCCTAACCCGTCCATCAACCGGACGCGCTAAAGCGCGCCGGTTATCTCAGACGTTATCCAGCGAGTTGGGGTCTTTGCGCGCAAACCACGACCCCGGTGTATGGGCGGCTGTCATGACTCACCCCCCTTCACCTGATCCTCTGCCAGCGCATTCAGCGCGCCCGTGATCCGGCCCGCCAACCCATTCAGGCGGGCATCGCTGTCGTCATCGCCCGGGATCTGCATCAGCGCATCAATCACCGGCAGGCACTCGCGCAGCAGCGAACACAGCACCATGCGCTGGCCCCGTAGCTTTGCCATGTCGCCCGCTGGCGCAAGCTGCACGGCGCGGTGCGGCCCCATGTGTTGCCACACGCTTTGCGCATCGGCGGCTTCCTTCTCGGCGTCTTCGCGGTCGGCGCACAGCGTCGCCATGCCGTCCCGGTTGACCATGTACCAGCGGCCAACCATGTCGAGGTGATGCTCGGTATGGTCTACTGCCAGCGCAGCGGTGTTTTTGTCTGTCATGTTGCGTCCTTTGTTGCTATGTTTATGATAGCTGTCATCGCTTTACTGGTAAGCGTTGCAGCCTGCTTAGATTGGGTGCCTGGTGATGTTATTCCGCAGGTTTTGCGGGATACATTGCGTTATCTGGCAGAGCCTGCGACCATTGCGAGTGCTCAAAGCATGTGCGCCTGTATCCGCCAAACTCCGGGCCCGCTGGGAATCCACAGCCAGCCTCTCTGGTGCATCCCGGTTCGTCGCACACTTCATAAAAATCATTCACTTCTTTGCATTCTGGGCAGGCTGTGAGAATGTCCGAAGCATCGAATGGGCTTGGTGCTGTGAGTAGCGCAGTTTCAAGCGTCACAGTTCCGCATTCCTTGCAGCGCCATTGCTTTTTTTCGTCAAGTGCCATCATTTCTATCCTGTTAAATCAGCCCGATAACCGGGCAATCAACCGGACAAGCCGGTTATTTCTGCGTTAGGGGTCTTCATGAACGCTATCCAGTGCGTTGCGCTCTGTTTGCCTGAACGGTGCCCGAACAGCGGCTTTTCTGGCGTCAGTGCCAGCACTTCGGAAACCGGATGGTCAGACTCTGCCCACTTGAAAATCAGCGTCCCTTGCGGCTTGAGCACCCGGAAACATTCAGCAAACCCCTGCCGCAGTTCTTCGCGCCAGTTGCCGGTCAGGTGGCCGTACTTTTTCGTCAGCAACCCCTTGGCCTCCGTGCGCTCGATGTGCGGAGGATCGAACACCACTAGCGAAAAGACCGCATCAGGGTACGGAAGAGCCGTGAAGTCGGCCAACTCGTCAGGGTCCACAACAATCGGGCTTCTCCCTATCGTTCCGGGCGTCCCTATGTCAATCGGCCACGTCTCGCGGCGCTTGTCCACAAACAGTGCCCGCTCATCCTGCTTGTCGAACCAAAACATCCGGCTCCCACAGCAGGCATCGAGCACTGGCGGAAAACCTAACAGATCGGTCGAAGCCGACAATTCGCTATTGCTCATTGCTGTTCACCTTTGCGTTATGCCGTGCCGGGTAGCGACTTCCCGGTTGGCCTGGTTCGTTGCTGTCGGTGCAAGCGTTGCGGTGGTCGTCAGAGTGCGGGCAGCGCTTACACCCACAGACTGCGCACACATACATGCGCGTTGCGTCGGGTGTCAACAACTGCTGCATGTGCGTCTTGTTTGGTATCGCCTCCCACGCTTCTGTATCGCAGCGTAAGCAGTGGCAAGGCATAACAGGTATGTCGATCGGACTTGCCGCATCGGTCGTGTTTTTCATCTTCAATCTCCTTTGGGCGGCAATCCGCTCACAATCGCGTTAGAAGGCTCTGGCCGGTGTTGCCCAGGCGTCCACTCAAGCCACCCACCTTCGTCTGCTGCCTCTTCCTGCATCACGTCATGGCACTCCTGGTGCAGCTTCACAGTCCCGGCTTCGCCGCCGTCATAGAACCTGTAGCGTTGGTACGTCTCGCCAACTTCGATGAACTGCCAGCACCAACTGCAACGGTGCTGCTGGCGCGCTTTGTGAATCTCTGTCGGTGTTGCGTGCATGTGTGATCCTTCTAACTCTCTGTCGATTGGATGCCTACGGCACCACTCACAACGGCGTTGGCCGTCACCGGCTCCCATGCGCTACGCTCCACCGGCTCAACCCACCGCCGCAGCTTCTGCGCGTGCGCTCCGCACCACAGGCATTCGCGGTGCTCGCCATTCGTCCGCCAGCGTGTGTCGTCGCCGACGAAGTGCATCTTGTGCGCCGGGTCTATGGCGCAGCGCCCAACAGCCGTGTAGCGCGGCCAGAAGTCCGCAACCTCCACCAGCCCGCGCAGGTTCACCCAGCAGCAGCTTTCGGCCTTGGTGCCGTAGCACAGCACGTTCATCAGCCGCGCGCCAATCAGGTCTCCCAGGTCGAGCATGCCAATCCACAGCGTGCCGGCGTCGTCGCGGTATACACGGCTTGTCCAGGCATGGTGCGTCTTGCTGCGCATCGTCAGCCACTTGTGCAGGTTCGGGCTGTACTTCGCGCCGTTGCGCGGGTCCACTGCCCGCACGTCCAGGCCGTTGGGTTGCAGCCCAACTGTCGGTTCAACCGTACCCGCCACGGCATCGCGGCTTTCAGGCTTGGTCATGTTCATCGTCACTCCTTTGGCGCTCGCGTGGCGGGCGCGGTTAACCTAGCGTTAGCGCGGTGTCGGTTGATTTGCCCATTGCATGACGGCATCAGTACCCGCCTGTGCCACGTCGTATGCTTGCGCTGTCGTCCACCCGCGCCCGCTCCATATCCCTGCGGCTTCCAAGATCGCGTTGGCCTGCGCGATAGCGGCTTGCTGCTTCTTTGTCCACGGCTTGCCGCCTGCAATCGTGAGCTGATTGGCTTTGTGGATGGCCTCTGTCATCGCATGCACGGCCAGCGTCGCAGCGGCTACCCATCCGGCGGTGTCGGGGGTGACTTCGTAGGCGTACCGGCGCCCGCCGTCGCTGTAGGCGTGCACAAGGCGGAAGCTGCCCACGGGCATCAAGTCCTTGTCGTAGCGCCACTCGCTCAGGCTGTAGGCCGGTACGTACTTGCGCCCGACTTTGCGGTAGAGGGGTTCTGTGTCGGTAGTGGTCATGCTGTTGCTCCGTGTAACACCGCTCGCACGTCACCCGTGTGAAAGCTGCGCGCCTCCAGTAGGTCGCCAAGTGCAAGGGCGCCAGCGGCAAGGCTCCATGTGTTCAGTTTCGGTAATAGGCGCTCGCAGGCATCCAGGCCGCTCAGGATGGCGCCGCGCTGGGCATCGAGGCAGCCGGGGTGCTCTACCACGTCGCCCAGAGCGTTGGCTGTGCCTGCCAGAATGCGGGCCTCGGGGGTGTTTTGCAGGCCGTGCAGGTTGGCAGCGTGGGCCACCACGTAAACGAGGCGCCCGCATTCGTGGGCAAGTAGCGCTGCGTCTCCGCCCATGTAGGCCTGGATGCCCGCGCGGGTGCGCAGTGCGCGCAGCTCCGCTTCCACGCGCTTGCGCGCCACGGCCTGGGCAATGGGGTTTGTTACCATGAGGTCGTCGCGCTGAGCTGCCCAGCGGCGGCGGGCGTAGGCGCTTGTCTTTCTCATGCGACGGCCCCCGCTACACGTTGCGCGGCGCGGCGAAGCATCGCATTGAACCAACGCCTGATGACGTAGCCACGCGCAACGCTGATGACGGTGAAGATCAGGCCCATGGTGAATGCCTGGCTGCCGGTGATGTGGAATCCGTAAAGCGGGAGAATCAGCAGGTTCGCCACCCAGTTGATGGCGAACCCGATTGCGATGTTGATGCAGACTTCGATAAGGCTGCCGATGCGGGTTTGGTTCATGTCATAAGCCCTGCAAATGGGTTTCTGTAGTCGCGCCAGCTTTCGTAAGCTCGGATGCGAATCGCCGTCGCTTTGGCAATGCCATATTCCTGCGCGACTTTTACCGAGCTTTTCGCTGCGCGAATTGCGCGCACTGCTTCGGGATTGAGCTTGCCCGTGGCGCGTTTGCTGTCTGAAATCTTCTTCCTGCGCTGCGGCGTGCGCGTGAACCCTGTACGGGCGTCTGTCAGCTTGCCAAGCTTGCTGCGCGATGCAATCAGCAAGTGATCCGGCGCGACACACTGAGGATTTCCGCAGGTGTTTGTGGCGACGTGGTTTGCAGGGATAGTTTTGCCCATTTGCTGCGCCATCCATCGCCGCACGGAAGTCTGCTTGTGCCCGGTGGGGTGCATAGTGGGCGTGCCATGGCTGGTCAATCCCATCTGCCAGATCCAGCAGTCGGCATCCTCTTTCACGCGGGGCGTGATGTAGTCGAGTAGCGTGCTCATGCTGCTTGCTTCTCCAGTCCGCGCCACACGGTCTTGGGCTTCTCTGCTTCCTTGATCCACCACACGCCGCCTTCTCCGTCATCGCATCGCTCACGGGCGCGCACGATGGGTTCCTTGTGACCCTTCTTCTCAAGCCAGTTGCGAAGCTGGGCAGATAGGCGGCTGGCTGAACCGTTCGGGCACACCATGCGCTGGTTCGGCTTGAGCTGGGAGAAGATGGCTTCGTACTTCGACACCGGGATAGAGCGCCCGTCTTTGTAGGGTTCGTCAACGATGCGCAGGGTTGATGGGTCTAGGTACTGGATGGGGTTCTTTGCTTTAGTCATGTGTGGGCTCCAAGAAAAAAGCCCTCGCGTGGAGGGCTTGGGGGTTAGGCGGGGATGACGGCGATCACCGTGTTGACGCCGGTGCCGCTGGCCTTGAACGAGTTCTCGGGCAGCGGCTCTATATGGCCTCCACGGTCGGATAACAGCGCCTGGAATGCCTTGGTGCGCGCGTCGGTGCGGAATGTCACGCCAGCAGCCATCACGGCCACCAGCAGGCCGCTCGGTTTCAGGAACTTGTGAGCGTGGGTGACGTGCTTGATGTCGGCCTGTTTCATGAACGGCGGGTTCATCACCACGCGGTCATAGAACGGCTCAGGTGGCACGGTCAGGAAGTCCTGCCGCGTGACGGCGCGCAGCCCGGGCTGGGCCAGCAGGTGCGCGTGGTTCTCATGCATCACTTCGCAGCAGTCCACGGTGGCGCCCGCTGCGGCGGCGGGCAGGGCGATAGCTCCACGGCCCGCGCTCGGCTCCAGCATCAACATGCCAGGCTCAATGTCGGCCAGCTCCATCAGCCGCACCACCACGGCGGGCGGGGAGGGGAAGAAGTTGAACTCGTCCTTGGGCACCTCGACGGAGCCGCTCAGGATGATTTGGTCCATGCGGTCGAAGGCATCGGCGGCGAAGACGTGGGCCCGCGCCTTGCGGTTCCACTTCCCACCAGCGGCCTCCAGTACCTTGTTCGTGCGGTCGTAGAGCTTGCGGTCCAGTTGGCCGGTGAGGAACACGTTGCACCCCTCGGTTTTGGCTGCGCTCAGTACGGCCAGAACTTCGTCATCAATTCGCATTTGCTGTTCTCCAGGCATGAAAAAGCCACCGCGCGGGTGGCTTGGGGGTTGGGTTGCTGGGTGGGTCAGAAGGGGATATCTGAGTCCATGTCGTCAAACCCGGACCCTGTGGAGCCACGCGGCGCGGGCGCTGGGCGGGCGGCTGGTGCAGGTGCGGCGGCAGGGGCCGCATCCTGGCGCGATCCCAGCTCAACGTCCAGAACGCGCGCAACCAGCTTTGTGCCGGTGCTGCCGTCCTGCTTCTGGAACGTTTGAATGTTCAGTTCGTCCAGAGTGAAGCAGTGCAGCCCGCCCTTGGTGAGGTACTGCGTCAGCGCCTCGGCGCGCTTGCCCCACAGCGTCGCGTCAATCCACTGCGTCGGGCGCTTGCCGTCCTGGCCGGCCTTCCCGTGGGCGTAGGCCAAAGAGAGGTTGGTGACGGGTTCATTGTTTGGCGTGTAGCGCAACTCAGCATCGCGCCCGAGGCGCATCATTCCGATCATCTTGGGCATGGTTTTCCTTATGCGGCCTGCAGGGCCTGTTCGTTGGTTGATTGGATGGCGGCGCGCAAGGTGTTTTCGTATTGCGTCACCAGTTTTGCGAAGGCCATCAGATCGGCCTCCAGGGCCTCGATGGCGTCTTCATCGCGGTTGATGCGCTTGATGACCATGTGGTTCAGGTCTGGGCACCACAAAACAAGGTCAACCCATTGACGACCCAGTAGCCACAGATACCCGTTGCACTGGTCTGTGTATGCCGAAATGTCGCCATCTGCCACGGCAGTAAAAAGGGTGTCGCTGCTGACCATCGTCTTGATTTCAAGCACGCCGTCATCGTCGATCAGTCCGTCCGGGCTGAGGCCAAACAGGCCGTCTTCGGTAGTGAAGAACCCGACTTCTTCCACCAGATTTCCGGTGCGGCGCTCGTAGGCAAGGCGGGCCAGCGGCTCTTGCTCTGTGCCGGTGCGCATGGCCGCGTTCTGGAACTTTGCCGGGGCAGCGCCTCCGATGCGCTCGCGCGCCGTGTCTTGGGCGTAAGCAATACAGGCCTTGGACGGGCCGCCGCTCTTGAGCTTGTCGCGGCAGTCCTTGAAGCGCGAGCCGGTGATGCAGCCCTTGCGCGCGGCAAGCCATGCTTCGCTGCCTTGTTCGTGGTTGTGGTGGATCATTGCTTGCCCTTTTCGTCTGCGGCCTTCGCGGCCTTTTTGAGTGCGTAGCTTTCGGGTTCCAGCGCTGCGCGGTCGGCCGCGGATAGGCCCTTGATGTGCTTGCTGAGGGCCGCCCAGCCGCCCATGGCCGCTTCGCGCGCAGCCGATACCAACTCCAGCGGGGCCGCAGCGGGTGGCGGATTGCCGTCGCTGTCGTCGCCGCCCTCGGCAACACCGCAGATAGCTTTCAGCGTATATCTTTCCAAATAACTTTTTGTGCTGGCCCGGGCCTGTAGGGCGTTCTTCGCGCCCCCGGCGTCTGGTGGCCCGCCCATGCTGACCGACTCAGAATGCCCGCCCACATGCTTGAGTGTGCAAGTCACCTCCAGCCACTGCGGTTCGTCCTTTGTCAGCTTCCATGCGGTGCTGAGGCCGTGGCGAGACAGGGCAGGGGTGACAGCATCAACCACGTCGTGCAGTTCTGCGTACTCCTTGCCACGAAGCGGGCCGTCTGTCACCTTGCGGCCCTTGATGATCCGCACCGCCGCGGCTTTAAAAGCAGCAAACGCGGCGTTGTATGCCTTCTCCGCTTCCTTGCGCTCCCATCGGTCTTGCAAATCCATCAGCCGCTCCAGTCGATCCAAGTCTGCGCCTTGGTCAATCGCCATGCGCAACAGGTCGGAAGGCCTAAAGGATGCCGACTGAGGGGTTGGCAGCGCTGCGATGGCCCCGCCCTGCTGAAGTGCTACGGGCTGGCTGCTGCGTTCTGTGGGCGCAAGATCCATCACTTGCCGTTCTTCGATAGTTGTTGCGTTCATGGTGTATCTCGATTGATTGAGGGCTAGCCCCGTTTGATAGCTCTTCAAGCGGCTGATATAGCCACTGGCAGCGGGTTGCACTGGCGATAGATGCGGTACGTCGCCCAGTCGATGGCGATGCGGGTTTTCATTTCGCTGCTACCTCCACATTCCCGGCCTCTTTTGCCGCAGTTGCAATCGCGTCCGCGAGATCGGCTTGCGCTGCGGTGTAGCCGTCCAGGTCATCACATCCGGTCAGCACAAGCGCTAGCAGTACAGCCGGGACGATGACCCATCCCCAGCGGATGACGGCATAAAAAAAGCGCCTTGTTATCGGAGCTGGGTAGTGATAGATCGCTTGCCCGTCACATCGTGTGGTACGCGGGAAAACGCTTGTGCAGTTGTCAAGATAGGGGGGCATGCGGATCATGCCGCCCCCTCAATCGCCAGCAGGCTCTGGATCTGCCGGTCAATCTCAGTAACACGCGCCTGGAATTCGGCGCGTGCCTTTTGCTTCGCAGCTTCCAGGGCCTGGACTTGCAGGGGCCGGGGATCGAAGTCGTCCGGCACTTCGACCGTGGTCAGGTGCTCTTTGACGAAAATGCGCCCGCCTTGTGCTGTTTCGCCCCACAAGCGGCAGTCCCATGGCATCAGTTCAAATTCGGGCTTCCCGCCGATCACGGCAGAAAACAAAGCCTTTCATGTCGATATTCATACTTCCTCCAGTTGTTCAACCGGCTGATGTGCAGCCGAGATTTCGATCGCGTCGATTTCGTCCGATGTCAGTCGGAAAGTGATTGGCACGCCGCGCAGGTAGGCATCGCACAGCGTTACCTGCTCAGGCCAGCCAACTGATTCGTCGCCGTCCTCGCCCTCCAGGTGGCACACAAGCGGCCCCAGCTCTGGGTGCTTGTAGACATGCTCGAACTGCCCACGCGGGCACCGTGGCGCGTCGTACTGCAGAAGTTCTGTGCGCAATTGAATGCACATCGCCTGCCAGTGCTTTGCGTCTGGTGGCGGTGCAATGCCGCGCAGGGCGGTCTGAAAGATGGGGTGCACGTTCTGCATGGGCTTCTCCTTCGGAAATGAAAAAGCCCGACTAAGCGGGCTGTGTGTGTTTATCTGCTGCCAGATAAAGTTGGATAGTTGATAGCCAGCGCGTACCGAAGCAGAGGCGCTGGGCGAATTGAAGATGGTGGCGCGGACAAAGCACCGCTTTCGCAAGGGAGGCTTGCGCAGTCGCTAACACTGGTTTGCCATCAGAAAGCAGCCCTGTGCGCTCCACCGGGAACCCCCAGCGGCAAGGCTGCTATCTCATGGAGCTCGGCACTCCCGGCCCCTGGTGTAGGGGCGGGGTGGGGTGACTCGGTGATTGCTCTGCGCAACTGGTTGAACGTGTCCCGGAACTTGGGGTACTGCTCCACAGGAACTTCGCGCAAATACTGGTGCGCAACCACTTTCTTTTCGTCGTCCCAGATGATCCGGGCGCGATCAACTCCTGGCACAAAGAACCGGTTTGGGTGTTT